ATCAGTCCTTCGGCTTCGGAACTTCCGTCCGAAATCGATGAAGCAATGGAGATGAATACCGCCATCCTCGTGTATTTCTCGGCCGATGATGCACTCAGCTCCCAGTCCAGAAAGGTGCTCCATAACCCGGAATCCATCGAGGGCATCGCACTGAGCGTATGTGATAAGGCCGAAACGTGCCTGAAAGATGAATGGCATGAGTGTCCAAAGTGTCCTGCTGCAAACTAATATTATAAGCAGGACACAGGACACACCCCCTACTATATAGCCTGAGTGGCCGCCCCACTTGTGGAGCTATGGCCAGAGGAAGCTATGACACTACCGGAATCCCAAAGCCCCGCCCGCCACGTCAGATTTGCCAACAATGCGCGCCCGACGGAAGTATGGTTCGTACAAGGCAAGAAAGCGAACCGTGCGTTCAAAGCGGCGCTCAACCGCGAGAACGCCACCCTATCGGAAAAGACGGATCTCGACCCGCCGCCCCGCAATGACGAGGCGAAGGATTCTCAACGTCACATCCCGGAAGAAGAAGGACACAATGATGGGCGCTCGTCAGACCACGTCTGCAGCAACCCCCGTTAACGGCGGATACGTCGTCACCGGTGCCGGTGGCGGTGGCTATGGCAATCTCACCGCTCTAATCTGGGCCGCCACTGCGCGTGACCAGTCTAGTACCGCCCCCAACGTTTCCCACCAATCAGAACGCACCGCGAAAGATTGTTACATGCGTGGTCTCAAAGAGACCATGACTGTGTATACATCCGATGGCATCCCTTGGTTATGGCGTCGCATTACTTTCACCAGCCGAGGAAATTCCGAGTTGTTCGGCGCCACTTACATCCCCGCCCTCGAGACATCTTCTGGGATTCAACGAACCATGGTCAACATTTCGTCTGCCTTGGCAGCTGACGTCACGGCGTTCAACCGCCTACGGATCTTCATGTTTAAGGGCGAGGAAGGCAAGGATTGGGCCAACATCTTTGCAGCCCCACTGGATCATCAACGCATCACTGTCAAAAGTGATGTCACTACTACCATCTCTTCCGGTAATTCCAACGGGATTTACCGCAAGTACTCACGGTGGTATCCAATGAACAAGACCCTCGTTTACAATGAGGATGAGAGTGGAGACACTAATACCAATTCGGCGTTGTCTACCACGGCGAATGTTGGTATGGGAGATTACTATGTACTTGATTTGTTTCAGCCCGGTGTAGGCGCTACGGGGTCTAATGTTTTGACATTTGAGCCGTCGTCTACTCTGTATTGGCACGAAAGATAGCTTGCGTGACTTCAATGAAAATGCAATTTGCCTCCAACCAATATGTGTCACATGGTTCCATAACCAATCGTGGATCGTCATTACTGATCCAGATAGATGGTTTGCCCCACTTAACAAGCTTTGGCTCTCGGTAGAGCTCCTTCACGGTGACGTAAGCTTGACACCCCAACCACTCTTTGAACGCGGGGAAGAACTTTATTCCCCCACGTATATCGTCAAACACGGCGTACTTGACGTCATCGTTCGAAGCCTTTTTCAGTTCGGATCCTGAAACCATTCCGACGGTGTACAAATGAGGTGCGAGGGATCTAGCCCACAGGGTTTTCCCGGTTCGGCTATCTCCGTAGAGCACCAGAGACATACATCTGCCTAGCTTAGTCAGCATTACGTCGGGCAAAAACCCCAGGCAGAGATATGAAAAAAGAAGCGCCCCAAAGAGACTGGGGGGTGGGGACCCCACGAGCCTGAGGCGAGACCAGGCGGAGCCTGGCGGGGGTGCCCCCCGGTCGAGGGGCAAGACTCACCTACTGGTGGTTCTCCAGATCGAATACCAGATTGGTCGCACCACGCATCTCGACCATCACCATCTCCGCCAATAAACGAGACTCCTCCGGGTGACTCATACACGGGAGTGACCTCGGCAAATCTCCAGTCGGCGTACTTGGCCAACTGCCCGTGATTGCACGCAGCAGCCTTGGGATCCAGGTGATGAACCAGCTCCCAAAAGTGTTCTCGATCGCGTGCATTCGTGATTTCAGTCCACGCATCCCAATCCTTCGTAACTCGTTTTGCGCGAGGCTCCTCGGGTCGTTCGAGGCCCCCGCATATGACGTCACCATCCTTGATCGCATAGTCGTAACCTCGCCATGGAGTTCCATAAGAGCTGACGATGTTTGGGTGACGACCGTCGACATCAAAGATATCAGTCCTTCGGCTTCGGAACTTCCGTCCGAAATCGATGAAGCAATGGAGATGAATACCGCCATCCTCGTGTATTTCTCGGCCGATGATGCACTCAGC